AACCCATATATCACCAAAGAACACTTTACATTGTGTTCCTGCAAAGTAATCATACTTATATGTATTATAATTATATCTTGGGTCGTTTGTGTTTGGAGCTTTTAAGTCTCCTCTATTTTGACCATTATATTTGCGTGCTTGTACCTTCTGAACTTCGTCACTTCTATGACGTTTTGCTCGGCTATCTTGTATTCTTTTTCCCATTATTTACCTCTTCTTCCACGACTCATCCAACCTACATCTCCTGTTGCATTTGTATCTTGTATTAGGTGCAACTGTTTGTTTTTTTAGTAAACGCATCAGTAGTCATATCCATATGTTGCATTGATGTATTCATATCCCATGACATTTTGGTTTTTTCATACTGATTAATGGAACGATCTAATCGTTCTAATTCTTTTAATACATTATCTCGTAATTTAATATTAAGTTTCATTTTCTTCTGAGTATCAATTTTATTTTGTTGTCGGTTAGAAAGATCTTGATCTTCGGCTAATTTTGTTTGTAAGCGTTTAGATATACGTCCTTTTTGTTGAGATAGATTATTTATCTTAGTAGTTAATGTACCTAATTGGTGTTCTAATTTTTGTCTGTATTCTAACATAGATGCAAAGTGATGGTCTACTACTTTACCTTCAACCATCTTTCTATACAATAATTCTTTCCATGAATTCTCTTCACCTGCAGAGATCATAGGATCCATATCTTTTGCAATGAATTGTATTGTATTCTCTGAATATATATCATTGATACTGAACACTCCTCCTTCTTGGAAGAGCTCGACTCCATAGAGTCTCATGATTGATTTAGCACCATACTCATTATTAAATATTAACATAATATCAAATGGAGGAAGGTCGTCTGCTAATGGTGAACTATATCTGTGAGTTTTATCTGTTCTTTCATTAAAGAACTGGAACAATGGATATAATGGATGCTCGTCGAATTGTACGAATACCATTGAGCCACCAATAGTACGAGTTCCATATGTGAATCCTTTAGGATATATATTTCCTAATGTTCTTACTGGGACCTTTTCTCTGTAAACAGAGTAGGAGAATGTTTCCAGATTTCCTATGATTAACATGTTTTGATTATAAGTAATAACAACGGTACAGTCTGTACCACTATATGAATTATTACATCTTTGGAATGCAAGATTTGGGTCTAGTGGGTTAAAGTTAATTTGTGTATCTACTGGACCACCAGCAAGACCTTCAAGTCCTCCTCGTCTTGTATTCTTTATAAGATTAGATGTTTTATCAATTGCTGTATCTTGGAATATGTTACCGAAAGTTTTGCCTTGTTTTGAATCATTACCCATGGTGTAATCCTATTTATAGATATAATGAGCCCAATACAGAATTGCACCAGGCCCAAAATTATATTAATTGTAAAAAAAATTATTAACCAAGCCGTTGTTCTACTCTTTGAGTAGCCCAAGCTTGACGTATAGCAGCTATAGGACTTTTTTTACCTACAACATTTGGTTCAAATGCTCGTAAATCACCGCCAACAATTGGACGCCAAGTTACAATAGCTCTCGCTACAAATGTCATTTGAGTTTCAGTTACAATATCATCAATAGATATACCAGAACCTTCATTAATTAACTCTACACCTAAAATAGACATAACGGATGTGTTACCATATTCGTTTTGACCTGTTAGAGTAATAGTAAAAGGTGGTAGCTGATCAGAATAGTTAGCTTCTTCTGGTGTACTCCATCCGAGTGCACGTAAATCGCCCTCATCTAATTGGGTACCAAGAAGTTTACTTCTTCCACCAGCTGGTACATCTGTACCTTTACGATAGTATCTCAAAGGTTTACCAGCAGCTTCACTTGCAGCTTTAACATCATACAGTGCATGTCTGTCAAAGTTAGTAAAGATTAGCGATCCGGCGTGACCACGTTTACCTCTACCAAACGCTACAGCATCAACACTACCTAAAGTATATATTGGTGCTTTTTCACGAGTTGTAGAAAACGAGATCCCATTTAAGTTACCTAAAACAATTCCGTTTATAGTTGCAAGAATGTCACAACCACTATGAGAATTATAAGTTCTTGTTAAGGTATCACTTAGGGAATTATTACCTGTTGCCATTATTTATACCTCCGTAGTAAAGGAGGCGGGGATTGCTCCCCGCTACCTATTAACCGGTTGTTGGTAAACTCTTTCTGAGTTTTACTGTAGTTCTTATTTTCTTCATTGTGAAGATTGGAACTAATATTAGATCTATTTCAACAACACCAAGAACTTGTTGTTCTATAGTTGATGTAAGAGTAAAGTTAAATGCTTGTAATCCAGACATACTGTGAAGTTCTTCAGATATATCTTGATCAAGAGCGTTTCTTATCTCAATGCTGTTTGGACGTCCTAGATAAACTTCAGCTATTCTCTTAACTCTATCGGCAGCTTCAGCTGTAATACTATATGTACTCCAACTTACGAAGTCTGAACCATAAGGAGCAGCGGTAACATCATTAACAATAACAGGCTTTTGTCCTCTTCTTGTTCTCATTGATACATATCTCATTGAGTTCATAGCTTCTAACTGTCTGATAGAGAAGTTCTTTCTAACTGCTGATATACCAGGGATAGACTTATTTGTTGGGCTAATGTCATATGGTAAGCTCGCAAGCATACCAGCATAAGCAGCCTGACCATTATTTGCATAAGGTTGACCTCGTCCAATATTTAAGAATATAGGCTCAAAAGCAGCCACAGAAATATATTTACTCTGTATGTTGGCCATCACGTTCGCAGCTCTCACTGGATCATTAATGTCAACTTCAGTTAAATTCTTAACCCATTCATCTCTTGCACCTAAACTGTCGTCAAGAATCTGACTAACACCAAGAACTGCGTGAGGTTGAATAGAATTAATTGAAAGTTCATCTAAGAATTCTTCAATATCAACTGCGAAAGAGTTTGAAACATTTTCTTTAAGACCAGTTGTTTTATTCCAGTCTTGTTTAACATCATCAATATAAGCTGCCATAGGCACCCATAATGTTGCTTCAAAATCTCTTAAGTAATCGTAAGCTTTGTTAAGCTCTATTTCTCTTTGTTTAACATTCAACTTAGATCCGTTTGTTCCGTTTTTCATTGAAACTGTTGCTGATGTAAACTTAGGGAAGTTAGGAAGATATTTATATCTAAACCTAATTGAAGAATCTCTATCTGTTGCAAGTGGGCCACCACCAACACCAGGAAGTAAACTTGGATTAGTAAAACTAATCTCACCGGTAACAGCATCACTTATCGCAACATTAGTATCAGGTTCGTAAACGATTCTGGTACCATAGTTAGCAACTATTGGAAACGCTGGAGGTGCATTAAGTAAAACTTCTTGTCCTCTCACAAAATAGTGAGTTGGAGTATTAGTAATGTTAGCTTCAAGTTGTGGTAAATTTTCTACCTCATTAATGAAACCTTTAACCGAACTACCAACAACTCTAATATATACGTTTTCACGTATGTAACCATTACTATCTATAAGTTGAGCCATATTTGTAAACTTAACTCTATCAGCGTAATCACCTGTTTTACTAAAATAAATACTTTCATATCCACCTGAGTTTGCAAGTTTTGCATCTGCACCAATTGAGAAAGTAGCATACCCTGTATCATTAACAGTACTATCTGTAAATGAGCTGATGTAAACACCAGATTCACTATGATATGGTAACTCTGTCCATTGTCCATTAGGATCAACATCATCAGATACAAATACTCTTATATAACCAGAAGGTCTTACGGCCTGTCCATTTACTAGTTTAGTATCAATACCTTGAGTAGTTGCTTGTGTATAATCACCACTATAGTTATCATATTCAGATTGTGTTGCAATCCATCCTAAACCGATATCACTACCGTATGATTCTTCACTATCATCTAAAGGAAGTGGAGTAGTTAAAGTAAAAATACCACTCTGATCTAATCCTTTAGGATCTGTTGGAATCTGATCAATCAGAACATTATCCATTGAATAGATAAACTCAGATACGATAGCCTCACCAGAAGGTGAAGTCATAAATTGAGAGTCGTCATCATAATCTTTTAACGCTTGTATTGTATCCCATCTACTTGTACCTTTACCGTCAAGTGGATTAAACTTTAAAGAACTAGTATTACCATTAAATATAAGTTTTTCATATTCTGAAACACTTACAGATTCAATCTCTTCAATTTCTATAAGATTGTTAGTAACAGTTAAATTCTTTAACGCCAAACCACCAGCATCCTCTATGAGAACACCATAAGGTAGAATAGGGTCTGGGACCATAAACGCATTAGTTGTATCAGCAATAACTCCGGGTACTTGAATCAATTTTTTCAAATCGACCTTAATACCATTATCATTTTGATTGATACCATTTGTTGTACTTCTAACTTTAACTTCAAAGTCAGTAAGGACACCAGAAGTAGACGCTGTAATAATAGAATTAAGATTTCTATTAGCATTCATTGCATCTACAAGTTCTTGCACATTATGTGCATCAACTGATGTATTATTAGGATTAACTGTATCTACGCTAAATACAGAAGTTAATCCAGTTTTAGGATTATATACAGCAACATTTCGACGATCATCGTATCTAGCTGTTACTTGATTATATATTGCACCTGGAAATCTGGCTTCTAATTTTATGGATGTTACACCATCACCGCTGTTATCTGGTTGTTCTTCATTTATACCGTAACTATCTGATTCAAGCACCTCTAAGGTTGCTTTAACACCGTTACCTATACGAACACCGACTACATTAGGATTACCCTCTTGGGCACTCCAGCATTCAAAAACACCTCTTACGAGTTCACCTTGTGTCGATCTTCCCCAAACTACTTCAGCATCTTCAGGTTTATCTACAAGCACAGGCTCATACATAGGACCATCTTCTGCTGTTCCGAGAATCACAACACGTCTATTTTTTAACGCTGGTTGCGGAGTAACATTAAGCCCAAAATCCTGAATAAATGTAGAAGTTGAAGGAATCGCATATTCTCTAGCCATTATATTTACCTCTTATATTATTATCAAATTTTGTCGCTTAATACCATCTAACTTTCAATTTGATGGTATTTGTTCAACAATTTGTCGTGGACATCATCAACGACATAAACATCTGGATTAAAACTAGCATTTTGTTGACTTGCATCAACATGAATATTCGCTTCGATCCTAGATATTGGTTTAATACTGCTTATATCAAGACTTTCAGTTCTAATATAGTATAGGAAACTTCGTAAATGATAACGATTTTTTATTTGACTTAGAGTGTCATCACGTACTCTTCGGTTAAATAACATCTGCACTACCCCTGCTTCTCTATACATCCCAGTATATTGTGTCATATAATCTTTGAACCACTCAGTTAATTCTTCAACTTCCCAAGCACTTCTTGCCCAAATATTATACTGTACCAAGTTATCAAAAACTTGACCTTTTATTTCTATATATTTACTTAATCCACCATACTGTTGTATAAATGAATTATCACTTGTATCACCTACATATTTTTTTACTTCTGGATCAAACATAGCAATAAATTCTCTATGTCTAGGTTTTACTTCTTGTGTTCCTCTAAAAGGCTCACCGCCCATTGTTCCAGGTTCTGTTCTTACAGTTCCCCATGTTATATGAGGAGCTGGTACATTTGTCATTGAATCATATTCATCATAATTACGCTTATATAAATCATCTCTATGATGAGGCAACCCTTTATAATCTGTTGCAGCTATTGTTGGATATTCATCTAAGTATTTAGGATCATCTTGCGATAATAAATAATCAGGGAAGTCCGGAGAGAATACAAGTTTAGGACTAATAATACTTAAAGATTTATACATTAAATTATGCATCTCTAAGAGTGTTTGTACACTACCAACACTTTTTAATCTATTTTGTGAATCAGTATAAAACTGATATGCTGCCTTAGATCCAGGAGAGTTATCAAATAAAGTCATCTGAAAATCAGGTAACTCATTTGCTTTTATATTTACAAGGGACCAATAATTGTTTGTTCTTGTTGCCGCCATAATTTACCTTAATATGTTATATTATTATATTCACTTAATGCCGCGAAATATTGAACATTACCATTTTCTAATCTATATGGATGTAATCTTTTAATATCGTACTTATCTGTGAAGTTATATGATGTTGGTTTACTTGTATGATCAACAGTATCTAATTCATATATTTGGTCGCCCATAGCTATTGCTACATCATACTCAAAATAATATATAAGTTTATCACTAAATATATCTCCTGCTTTTGATGCGTTTTCTGTATCACTTCTTGGAGCAGGAACATATCTACTTCTAATAAGAACATCTGTGTATGGATGAGCTGGTCCACCTATACCTTCTTTAGAAACAGGATTCCAATATTTAGAATGCTGAGTTCTATCAAAGTGTCTAAGAATAACCCAATGTCCTAATGGTTTTCTAAAAGCATTACCATAAAGTATACAGTTCATCTCTATTCGTAAATCTATACCATCAGCTTCAGAAGCTAATCCAGGATACATTGTATCTTTAAAATACTGATTAGTAGAAACTACTTGATTTTTAAACCAATTCATTAAAAGCTTCTCCTAGTATGATTAGTATATCTCCAACCGGTTGCTGGTTTCCATGGTCCATCTGGTTGTGATCTTGCAGTATCAACTGATCGTATTATTCTATGATGTTCTACATCGCGAACAGGATGTACAAATCCTTTACTAGTATCATTAATTCCTCGAACTGCAATGTTAAGTCCATTACCAAGTAAAGTCATTTGAGCCATAAAACAATCATATAGATCTTTTTTTGGATTTCCACCAGCACCACCATTAGATGCTATACTTGGTGATCCACCATACATAATATTCATATCACCTAAATGTTTTGATTGTGCTATACCTTGATTACTTATTGAGTCCGCTATATTTAGAAGATCATAAGTAGTTTTACATTCAACATATCGTCTTAATGCATATGGTACATTCTGTGGAGTACAACCCCAAGTAGTATATGAATAGTTAGTTGAAGAACTAGAATTAAGTATATCTACTGCATCAATAGAGTTCTTATGTATCATACGATAAATTGTATCATCAGCAAAGCCTTCTATGTCTGGTCCACCCATCAACTTAATAGTTGTCAATGTTGCAAACAATGGACAATACTGTGTTGTAAACCAAAAGCCATAACTTGTAGTCATAGTTGTATTTACTACACCAGATAATCCTGGAGCAATTGTAACATTATATTCTGTATTATATCCAAAGTCACAGTTATTCAAATCAGGTAATATATATATTGATTCATCTTGGTCTGATGTTTGAAATGAATATGTTAAGTTATTATATGATGATGGATATGTATCTTCATCTATTTGTAAATCAATTTCATTAGTGATTATTCTATTTCTATTAGTAACTACAGATGAAATAATTGAATATCCTGAACCATCTATACCATTATGTACTTGTGTAATTAATTTATCAGTTGAATATTTTGAGTGAGTAGATACAACTAATCCAGATTCAACTGGATTAACAATGCCAGAACCATCTAATGTAATGGTATATGTTTTTATTATTTCACCAGGACTTAATTGTTTTGAATAATCATGAACTAAATCATATACTCCACTAATTTGTTTAATAAAATTCGAGTTGGCCATCTATTCTCCTATTCAAGAACATTTCTGCTAACAACAGATATGAATTCACCAAGTGCCATTCCACTTGCTGCTAGAACGTCATTGTAGTTTATTTCTATAAATTTTAAACCAACGACATTTGCTTGTTCATTAGTAGGATAGGTTGAAACAACATTTAACTCTTCTACTACTTCACTTACAGGCAATGAACCTGATATTGAGCCACTTTCATATTGATCTATTAGATCTTGAATATATGCAGCTTCTTCATAATCACCAATATCAATAGCATGTTGTAGATCTATATATAATTGTTCTAATACTGTTGGAGTATTATTTGTTAATGTTCCACTTCCAGTTATAAAAGAAAATTTATATGTATCAAGTACCTCATCATTCCATTTTTATATAACACTATCAGGGGATTTATGAACATAAACACTATATTTTTTATTAGTATCTAATAAAACTTCTGGTGTAAATGTTAGAATATTAGCTATACCACTTAATGTTCCTTTATTACTATAGTCCCAGGAAACTGTTCCTGGAACTGTAGCATATAAGGTATCATGCATACTAATAACTCTATAATTTATAGAGCTTGTTACTAATTCTGTATTAAACGTAACACTAATTGTTGGATTTCTAGGTACGTCCCGCTGATTTATTGCGGGATAATGTCCTGATACATATAAACTCATTATATATTCCTATCTAAGTTGAATGTTTGCTGATACTTTTGTATCTTCATCATCCAAATCATTTACAGTAATGGCACTTATACCACCACCAACTTTACCAAGTTTACTTCTTACAAGATCTAATACTTCACCTCTAGGACGACTAAGTTTATTAAATCCTTTAAGTTCATATTGATATAAATCCATTAAGTTTTGTTTAGCACTTGAGCCTGCTTCTATAATGAATTCTTTAACTTCAGCAAAGTTCTTCTTCATAAGTAAATTATACATTGGTTTGTTTGCACCAGAGAATACAATATCTCCATCTTTATTAACAGTGAAATCTCTAGCTTTTGCTAATTCTTGATTAGATTTCAATTCTACTTTTGGATCATGTTTAACTAATATACCATTATTGTAAGCTGTAAGTATTTTACTTAACTTAGCATTAGGTATATCATCTGTACAAAACCATGACTTTATTGAGTCGTCATCTTTTTTTACTTCTATTGAACCATATGCACCTTCTGCTGCATTTGTATTTTTATTTCTATCTTCTGGAACTAGTTTTTCACCAAGTTCTTTTGTTATTTTAATCTCAGGGTATTTTTCATCCCCATATTTTTTATGTTCAACATCAATCTCATCAAATGATTTAATGTCATTTCCTCTACCAACAAACATTTCTGAATTACGGTATAATTTAATACCAGATGGATTCTGTCCATCTATATCCATCCACATTATTCCTTTTACAAGTCTTAAATACTTAGGTAATTTAAAAGTCTTAGTTTTAGCCACGTTATCTCCTTTGGTTAATGATAAATAGCATACCACTAAAAGATAGTATAGTATTTTAGAACCTGTTTTATATAAAATACCAAAAAAAAGGGATGTCACGAATGACACCCCTTAATTTATCTTTATAGATTACTCGTTTATAGAGTATTTCCAGAAAGGATTCCACTATCTCTAGGTATTTCACTAAGTGTAGCGTTATTAGCATTTTCGAAGTTGTAGTTTCTATCAGTTGTGATATTTCTTGCAACAGCGATCGCTTTACCCTGTTCGAGTACTGCTAAACCCCAAGCTTCTTTAATCTTGATGTTTTCAATATCTCTTTCAGGATCAGTCCATCTGTCCATTGTTACAGGCATAGATTGACCGATTACACCACAGTTACTTGAATCAACCATGATCAAATTACTAAGACCAGATTTTGTAGATTCGTTTGCTGTGCCAGCACCTCTAGTACCGTATCTGTATGGAACATACTGAGTTACGATAACTTCAAGTGGTGTAGGTAAATAACTTGGAGCAATATTCATTGTGTTTCCAAGTGGGTTTAGTGTTTGAGTCCAAGCACTTCCACCTTTGATAGTATCTCCTGAAGTAGAAATATTACCAGTAGCAGTTGTTCTAAGACCAGCTCCACCATGAGATGTACCCCAATTAGCAGCAGCGTTTCCATTAGGATTTCTAACAGATGCAACTGTTGAGTTAGCAAGTACAACTTCTCTCATCTCTGTATCTGTCATGAAAGTCTTCCACGCTAGTGGATGCATCATAAGAGTATCAGGATTAAAACCTCTATGTAAAAGGTATGTATAAAGCTCAAAAACATCATTAACTGTTACAGAACCATTTGCAGATCCAGTAATGTCACGACCAGTTGTTACACCAGTGTATGAGTTTGAAGGATTGATATTATCAAACACATCGTAACCCATTTCGCTAATAAGTTTAGCAGCAGTACGTTCCTTATGGCGAGCAAGAGCTCTACCAGCGGCTCTTAGCCAGATACCAACTACGTCAAACAGATTTTCATCAAGAACTTCTTGTGTAAGAGAGATCTTAACACCATGTTTGTCTGTAGTAAGTGCAACCATATCACCACCATCAAGGTCTACAAATTTTTCAGGATATTCTCCACCCTGTCCAACTCTTCCAGCTTCCATAGCACCGATAGCACCAATTTGGATTCTGGATCCTCTAGGGATGTTTACTTGTTGAAACAACTTATCAACTATAAACAGGTTAGGTTCTAAAGCTTCTCTGATTACAACTTCCACAGTTTGTGGAATGAATCTTGTCAGATCCTGAGTTGCAACTAAGTCACGAAGCTCAAATTTTGTCGCTTTATCTTCATCATCAAGCATGATACCACGATTAGTAAATGCAGAATATACATTATTAAAAGCAATACGATCTTTAGCATCTTCAAAATGATTTAAAGCAACTTCGTCTTTTATATACATTGGATTCATATTAATTATCTCCTTAAGCTACTGAAAGCTGAATTCTAGCAACACCATAACTACCAGTTTGAACATAGTTCAATATGTCTTCAACTGTTGGTGCTGATACTAGTGTGGTTTGACAAGCCTTAACAAATTCAAATAAGAAACTAGGAAGTCCAGCTGTCTGTGTACCAGGCATATCTGATCCTGGATAAGTCTGTACGTCTTCCATTCCTGCTTTAGGGAATCTGTTATCTATACCTACAAGACGTCCAACTGTTTGAGCAGTCTTAGCTTGAGTAGTAGTTCCTGTACCTTGGATAGTATAATTACCGATTGTATCGGATGTAATTAATACACCAGGAACAAAACTTTTAGTATCTACATCTACTGATAGGTATGAGAATTTTTTATTAATAGCAAATTTAGAATTCCAGTCGGCATAATTATTATTAGTCGCGACAGGAGTTATACCAGAACCAAGAGGTACTGAATTATTTCCAACTGAGCTAGTTTTTACGTAAGGTACTTCAACATACCAATCGCAAAGTACATGTCCACCATCAGGCCACATGCGGTAGTTTAACCATTTTCCACGAATATCTTGATACCAATCATGAAAAGTTACACCAATAGGAATATTTGCTGGAATTGTAAAACTATCAACATTTGCAGCTGCATATGTACCAGAAGCTGTAATTGTTTGAGCAAGTACATCATCAGCAGTATACCATGCAGTAGTAGAAGATCCACCATTCGCAGGAATTATTAGATTACTCATATATTCATCATAACCGAAATATGAATTATCAATAGATTCTGTCACAAAGTTACTAGTTGTGGCACTTTCAAAAGAGTATAGTGTTCCAGAACTATCAGGAACAACTATTCCACCTGTAGGAGTAGTATTCTGTGTTGACAGAGAACTAACTATTCTACCTTTAGGAATTACTATATAATCTTCTGTTGTAATGTCTTTTTGTAATACAGGAAGATATTTATAAACACCAAAGTATTCTGCGGGTCTTACTCCTTCAGAAACTTCAAAGCGAAAACGCTCTGCAAGTGGTGATTGTGCATATCTATCTGGACGATTACGAATAGGCATTTGCTGTATATTACCTTGATTAAAAGGCAAATTAAAATTTGAAACAGCCATTATTTATCCTCCATTTATTTAAAGAAAACTGAGTACTTAGGATCAACAGTGTCAGGTACAATAGTATCTTCATCTGTATCTTCTTGAGTAGTTGTTTCTTCATCGTTATTGTTAAGAGTAGGATCATCCACTCTATCAATATTATCATCATTAACTATCTCATTTCTGAGATCATTAATAGTATCGACCAAACTATCTAATTGTCTGCCAATATATTTCTTTTCAAGATCATCATCAGAATCTGTGGACCCTAGTGATTTCTTGAGATCAATAATGTTAGACACTATTGCTTGCTTATAAGACATGTCAAGTTTAGCATTATCATCTAACAATTTAGATATCTCATCTTCCTTGTTATTTAGTATACTCTCATTGTCAGAAATAGTTGTATTTAATTTAATTATTTCTTCATCTTTAAGTACTGCTCCACTTTTACTATCCTTTAACTGAGTTTCAAAATCGTTAATTGCTTTTTCTGCAAATGCGATGACTTCTTTTTTTGTTTTTGATTTTATTTGCTCGAAATCTTCAACAATTATTGTTTCAGTTTCTTCATCAGTCTGATTATCATCAGTTTGATTTTCTACTTTTGGTAGATCTGTGTCAGGATTTGCTGTAAAGTAATCCTGTATAATTTTAACTTCATCTTCAGTAAAATCTTCATCTATACGATAGGTTAACAAATTTGGTGTTTCTTGAATTTCATCATTCGATGGACTCACACTAAACCTACTACCTTTTCTATATAAATTAGCTTTTATTTTTGCTTTCGCTGAATCAGATAAATCTTCTATTTTATCTAAAACATCAAGTCCTGCCTTTACATTATCTTCTGTATTAGCTGGGAAATATTGTTCTGGTCCACAGAAAGCACTTGAAGGAAGTTTTTCTCTTGCTGTTATAGCATCTTTCATAGAAAAATTCTCCGTTTGTTCATTAATTAAAGTATCCCGGTGATCCAGGAATTCTTTATATGGAATCGGTCCTTGACCAATATCGATAGACACAATTCTTGAATATGGATCTGCTGGGTTATTAACAAATGAATTTTCTCTGTAAGAGATTTCATCAATAATCCAATAAATCTTATCACCTGAATCAGTGATACTCCCTTTTTCATGTTCACAAAGACCATCCTCTGTTAACACTTGGTCACATTCACTGCACCTAACTCTTGTTGTTGAACTTCCAACAGAGCAGGTTAAGTAAAGTCCTTTTAAAACTTTATTTATTGCTTCTTCATCTGTAATGCGTGATGTTAATTCTATATAATCTGGTGGTTCGTCGAGGGAATCTGCTTGATCTTTAATATCAAAATTAACGATTCTACCAACTGGATCAGTATGTGTATCATGGTGTAACAATTGTGGTCTGTTAAACGGTTTGATCCAAGATATGGCACCCTTTTTAGCAGCGTCTGTAGTATATAATACTGAATTACTATTGACATAATTTAAGTGAGTTGCTGCTATGGTGACATCAATATGATCTAGTGTATTTATAAATGAATCTATATTTGATATTCTCATTATACTTCCTCTATTGTACATACACAACCGTATTTGAACGGTGGTGCTTTTTCGATAGTTAATTCTCCAACTAGATTTGAATCTGTATGGAGTTCACAACCATCTGAATTAAATAGTATACTCTTTCCTGATTCTTTTAATATATACATTTTTAAATAATTCTCTATTTTCTCTGTATAAGTTATTTCATCTATTAAACTATTAATAGTATACTGTATTTTACTATTAGATAGTTCATTGTCTTCAATATTTTTTAATCTACTTACTTTGTTATCTATTCTACTATTCAAATACTTAGTGATATTATCTGTTACATCTTTTGTAACTTTAATATCCTTACAATGATAATAGTCTAACATACTGTTAATAGTATACTTCAAATAACTATCTAACGCGACGTTAATATTTGATTTTATTCGATTTGCATACTTTTCTCTATTAAGAGAAGATAAATATGCTTCATCAGTTAATAATAGATCAGACAATCCTAATGTGAAACTTGTTGTACTATCTATAAAATCTCTTTTAATTTTTGGTCTTGCTAAGGATGTACCATGTTGATTGGTAGGTTTACTATTAGCTGATACTTTATTCTGACTAGCGTTGGTTGATTTCTTTGAAGATGTTCCTGATGCCTTAGATCTTCCGCCAGTCTTTGTTGATAGTCCACCAGTTGAAGTCTTGGCTGCAACACCAATCTTAGCAATCTTTTCTTGTACTTTACCTTGTGCCTCAACAACTTTAATATCAGCATCTGCTTGTATTCCAGCTTCAGCTTCAGCAAGAGGTATTTGTACATCAGTTAAGTATGTGTCATCTTCATCTATTTTAGCTTCATAATTAGCTTCTAATCTTGCTTCTGTTCGTGTTATTAAATTACCTTGATACTTTTGTAATATATGTGTTTCTAGTTTGATCTGTGACTCTTGATCTATTTCTGGAAACTTCATTAATGCTTCAATACGTGAAGGACTCATATTACCATCGAGTAAAAACTCTTTTAATAATTCTTGTTCTACACTATTTTGAAGAATCTTTTGATATGATTTTGTAATAGATTGCATTGACATATCTGCAACTTCACTAGTGTTTCTATTACTTGTATCTGTGTCACCCATTGCAACTGGTGATATTCCTAGACCAGCAAGAGCTCTCCTCTTAAAGTGATTAACGAAGGACATGATGTCAATTGGATCATTATCATTTGTAACAGCTTGCATGTCATGTGTGTGTGGCGTCACCATAATACCATACGTTGGCATATTATTAACAACTGTGGATACTTGATCAACTTCACCAGGAGCAGCAGGATGATTATCAGTTCCAACTTTATATAAATAAAGCGGAATAGCATATTGGTATCCTAGAATTTCCATTTCTTCTTCTAGTTTTCTAACAGCTCTAATATCATCGAGAATCATATGTAGATTAGATAGACCAGTAAGTGTACCAGGAATTTTATTATATGCTACATGAATAACATCATCAATACCATATATTTCCTCTTGTCCATTAACGTTTTGTTTATAGTGAGTTATCTTTCCAGAACTATTAACACCTATTTCTATAGATGTTGCTTCTGCAACAAACAATCCAACTATTGGACTTACTGTCCTATTAAACAACTTATATTTTTTACCAAATTTTGATTTGTTACGTCGTACTTTAATTATGTATGCATTACCATATGTTACCAATTGTCGAGATGTAGTTGTAATAATGGTATGCAACTTAACATTTGTCATAAGTTCTATTTCTTTAATTCTATTTTTAATGTGAGATTGAGCTTTATCGGTTTTAGATATCATCTCAAAACCATTCTTTAGAATTTGTTCTACATATATATTTACGGATCTATTTAATAATCCATCTAACTGTACTGCATTTGCTATTGTTGGTAAATCATATTCCGGTTTATAAAATTGAACACCACTAGGATTATGTCTCACTGATCCTCCACCATTTTTATATGATGAATATCGCGGTTTATTATATAACATTACTGGATCTTTAATTTTTGAAAGTTCTTTTGAGACGTTAACCCTTGGCTGAATGTTCGAAAGAGTGAGGCCAAAAATAAGTAAAGAAAGAAGCATTTTTTTGAAATTTGTTGTAGCGAATTGCATACAT